CAGCAGACTGCGGCAGGCTTTCAGCGAGGCGTCATTGGTGGCGTTCCTGTTGAGCCTGCTTGGGCAATTCTGACAGCCACCAATGAAATTGTTGCGCGTAGGAATGATGCTCGCCAGTGGAAGAGCGCGGTGCTTGATGTGCGCCTTCTGGAGCGTGAAGGCCCGCAGAGTGTCGTCTTTGCCATTTGGCAGTACTTTGGCTTTGCGGTGCTTGAGCCTAAGGGCGTTCGTCGCTACACCTACACCAACGTCTAATCTGTAAGTTACTTACAACCCAGGAGATACAATGTCTGCAAAGAAGGATGCTGCTGAAGAGCAGGCTGAAGAGCAGGCTGAAGAGCAGACTGGCGAGACTACTGGTATTGAGGCACCAACATCTAACGATGTTGGCGAGCAGACTCTTACCAAGGCAGACTATGCAGAGGATGGCGAGCCTGCGTAATGTACGGTTTGACGGGGCCGCAGGTATTGACGTTTGTTGGGAATAAAACACCAACCGCAGAAGATACCGCGTGGGCAGATGCAGTTGCTAAAGCGCTTGTATCAGGCCTAACCGTCAAGTTGAATGGCGCAGTGATTGAGTCTCCATCAGGCGCAGAAGATGAACTGAATGTTGCTTTGCTGATTGGTGGCGCAGAAGCGTACAAAAGACGTGAAGCAACATTTGGTTTGACTGGGTACGCTGATCTGGAAGGTAATGCCATCAAGGTAGCGAAAGACTACCTTGATGGCGTCAAGCCTTTGATTGCTCGCTATTCAATTCCTGGCATAGGATGACACTTCAAGCCTGTAGGCAGCAATTGCTTGATGCGCTTACTGCTGCTGGTGTAAATACCTTCTACGGAATGGGTGCATTTACTGCACCTTGTGCGCGCGTTTACCCTGCTGATCCTTGGGTAGATGTATCGGGATTGGCTAATGGCAGGCGTACCCAACGTTGGGAGATTTGGGTGGTTGCTGGCAGAGCAGATAGCATTGCTACTTTTGATGAATTAGAAGCGTTGGTTGCTATCTGCAATGCTGCTGTAAGTGGCTTACAACATTGGAGTCATCCAGCCTGGCGCAGGCCTGCAATTACTGATATGGGTGGAACAAAGTACTTCGCTTCACGCGGTGTAGTTGAAACAACACAAGAGGTTTGATTGTGGCGACTATCCTGTTTATGAAAACCGCACTGTTTACCTTGAAGGTTGGTGCAGGGACAGCAGCGCCATATCAGGGGGATGCCGCAGACGTTCATGTAGAAGTTAGCGCTGGCGATGTTGTTGAGTACCCAACGCTTGACGGTAACGTTGCTTCTAATAGTGAGCCTGAGTCTTACGCGCTAGTGATGCGTGCAGGCCAGGATTACACTGCAACCGGGCTTGCTAGATTTCTTTGGGATCATGCAGGCGAGACAGCAGACATTGTGCTAAATGCACATGGACAGACTGCGGTTGCTGGTAGCGATACGCCTGCTGTTACAGGGCAAGTGAAACTTGTGCCTGTTGCGTATGGTGGCGAGGTCGGTACGTTCGCTGAATTTGAAGTTACCCTTCCGTTCCTTGCAAAGCCTGTGCTTGATATTGCGCCTTAATGGCTGGCAAAGTGAAAGTGGAAGGCGTACCAGAAGCGGTGCGTGCTTTCGATAAAGTGCAATTAGAAGTGCAAGATTTATCAGAGGCACACCAGGCTGAAGCAGAAATGTTGTTGCCAGATGTGCGCGATGCCACTCGCAGAAAGAGTGGCACATTAATTGCAGGCTGGCAGACAGATGGCATGGCGACAGAAGCACGCTTTATCAATGAAGTACCGTATGCAGGCGTGCAGGAATTTGGTTGGAGCGATCACAACATTGAACCAACCAATGCAATAACTGGTGCCTTTGAGAGAAATGCAGAGCGAACAGAGGCAATCTATAGTGAAGCAGTTGAACGGATCGCCAGCAAAGCAGGATTTGAAACCAAGTAAAATCGACCTGTCGCAGATTGCTGTTGATCATCCTGTAAACCGCCAGGTTGCGGTGCTTGATCTGACCACTTTTGATGCAACACAATTGACGTTGCTTGAAGTGTTGGACATGGCAGAAATTGCAGGCGTGCAACCTGAATTGCTTGGTACGCTGCTGTCAGGGAAGAGTACAAAGAAGCGTATGGTGATGATGTATGCGATGGCTTGGTGTATTGCCAAGCGCGCTAATGCATCATTGACATATGAAGAAGTCTGCACTTGGAAACTTGAAGTCATTGGTGAAGTTTCAGAAGAGCAGATGGCGGACCGCGTATCGCGTAGCAAGATGCGTGCAGAAAAGATTGTTGGTGCTGCAAGTGTAAGTGGCTTACCACCAAGTGAAGCAGCCAATTTGACGGTTGCTGAATTGGGCGCATACGCAGACAGGCAAGCAAAGGTGAACAGAGCAGCGAGACGACATGGCACTAGGTAAAGGCGTAGCGCTGATTGTCTCCATTATTGGAGATACTAAAGGCCTGGAAAAAAGCCTTGGCTCTGCTGGTGGCGAGGTAAAAGGCTTTGGTGGCGATGCGCTCGCAATGGCTGCTAAGGTAACAGTTGTTGCAGGTGTTGCGCTCGCTGCTGGCGCTGCTATTGCCAGCATGGCAAAGGCTGCTGCTGATGACAGAGCAGAGCAGCAGAAACTTGAAGCAGCGATTACCGCAGCAGGCGCGGCAACTGCAAAGAGCACAGAGCAAGTTGAAGCAGCGATTGCAGCAGGACAAGACAGAGCGTTTACCGATAGCGAGACAAGAGAAGGTTTGCAGTCTCTTGTTACCGCAACTAAAGATGTTGGTGTTGCTACTGACTTGCTTGCACAAGCGCAAGACTTGGCGCGTTTTGCAGGCGTAGACCTGGCGACAGCAAGTGATGCAGTAGCCAAGGCATATGCAGGAAATGACAAGGCTTTACGCAGTCTTGTGCCGGGCCTTGAAAAAGGTGCAACTGCAAGTGAGACACTTGCAAATGCAAGTAAGGCTGCTGCTGGCCAGGCAGACATTTATTCAAAGTCTGCTGCTGGAATGCAGGCAAAGGCTGGCGATGCCTTTGGCGAACTTTCAGAGACAATTGGAGAAGTGTTCCTGCCTGTCTTGGATGCCGTTTTGCCCATTGTAATTCAGATGATCAAACTGTTTGGGCAATTGGTTAAAGCAGTTTTGCCGTTGCTTATTCCAATTCTGAATGCAGTAGGTAAGGCACTTACAATTGTTGGAAACATTCTTTCCACTGTCATTGGCTGGCTGATCAAGTTTATTGATTGGATAACCAAAGGCATTGGTATGATTGGCGATTTCCTTGATAAGATAAACCCACTCAAGGATATCAAACTACCATTTGGGATTGGCTCGCAGTCTGCTACTGGCGCAAGCGCAAGTACGCGCGCAGGCACGCAGTCTGCTGGCAGCAGCGCTGGTGGCGGTGTTACCTTCAACATCTATGGCGATCCGTCCGTCATTGAGGCAAAGGTTACAAAGGCATTGCGTGACTACGCAAGACGCAATGGTAAAGGTAGCCTAGTCGCGCTTGGTACTTTCTAGATGACACTTCCGCCTTTGCGTGCAATTGGCTCTGCGCGAATTGAAATCTATGGGCCTTCACCAGGTAGCGCAAAGTGGGATGAAGCGCTTTGGGATACCGGGCGATGGGCCTTTTTTGATTGGCGAGACGTTACACCGCAGAGTATGGCGGTACGTCTTTCCTGGGGTGCAGATGATCCCGTTGGAGTGTTGACAATACCTGCTGCTGGATCATGGATAGTCAACACTTATGATCCGCAGCGCTTGCTTGATCCATCTAACGGACAAAGTGAATTTGCAACCGCCATTAGACCAGGCAAGCCAATTCGCGTTTCATACATTCATTCAACGCTTGGCAGGCAGATTGTGCGCCAAGGCTTGATTGATGAAGTTGACTTTGATTTAAGTGCGCTGCGCGGTACGCTGCGCGGTACGGATATGGTGCAACTGCTGGTTGCAGCCATCTTGCCAGCCAATCAGACTGGCGTGCCCAGTACGCTGCGCGCTCGCGCAGTACACCTTATCAACAAGGCTGGTTTGTCTACGTTGGTGCCAGTGGAGACTACGCCAGTAGACGAAACTGATCCGCCTGTAGGGCCGATAAGCGCAGATGAAGCACCTACATGGCAGCACATCCGCGCTGCTGCTCTGGATGCCTTGTATGCTGTCTGGATGGATCGTAGCGGCACACTGCGCTTTCGTTCGTTTGGCAATCCGCGCGATACAGGCTTTCAAGCAGGCGGTGCCGATGGCATTCCGATTAGCACACTGAAAACACAAGGATCATTGCAAGGCGTATATACGCGCATTACTGCATTTGATGATGGCGCACCAACGGTTGCAGTTACTGCAATTGATCAAGAGAAAGCCAACTTGTATGGCGACCTTCCACTAAAGCGCGATCAACCAGTGCCAGACGCAAACGTATGGGTAGCGTCAGTTTTGGCGGATCGTTCAGGCGCATCATTGCAATATGCGCCAGGCACACTTTACCCTCAAACAGAAGATGCACTTGAAAGCATCCTTGATCTAGGCATGATTGACATTGCGCATTTGGCGGTTGAGTCTGTAGCGCCAGCAATCAACGTTGCTACAAGGGTACTTGGCGGTGCGATTGTTGGTGATACCGGCACAGGCTGGACAGCAGAATTGTCTACATATGTGCCTGCTACTGAGTGGGAAGAAGCAGAGCAGCCCGAACCACCTATTCCGCCAATACCGCCTGATGTTATTACTGGCGTGGTTCGCACATATGCATGCACTAAAGATGCAAGGCTGGCACATTCATCTTCAATAGATGGTGGCAATGGCCAGGATATCAACCTTCCGATTGGGTACATTAGTCCGTACCGCAACCGCGCAGTGTTGGGCTTTGCAACTATTCCTTGGGCAAATGTAGTTTCAGTGGATAAGGCAGAATTGTTAGTTACAATTGGCGCACAGACTTGCGGTGCATTTGGCAGCACGCCAAAGGTTACTGTGTCGCGTCTTACTGGCAGTTTCACTGAGGGTAGTTACAACGTAGACTGTGGCTTTAGCAGTAGCAATGCCGTGAAGTATCCCGGTCCCGCAATTACTTCAAGTGGCGCAGTTGCAACCACAGTGCCATCTAATCCAGGTAACAGTAAATCAATTGACATTACTGCAATTGTGCGTGCGTGGTTTACTGGCAGCGCGCAGCATGGCTTGATGGTGAAGTCTGCTGGCGAGGATGCCAGCAAGTACACCACTGCATTCTATTCTCGCCATCATGGTACTGCTGGTAATCGTCCATCGCTGAAACTTACACTGACGGTAAAAGCATGAACCTTGAATTGATCAAGCGTTTACTTGCAGTTGCAGCGTTAATCCTGGCAGTTGCGTCTTTTGCGGGCCTTGGTCCAACGCTGCTTGCACTGGCGATTATTTGCCTAGCGCTATCATCCGTTTTGTAAATGGCTTACAATCTGGATGAAGTTGACGATATACGCATATTGCCGCGCGCGCTTGCAGTTGCTGCGGGATTGCGTAAACTATCGCCAAGGCCGGATAACATTCCGTTCCGTATGGTTGAAGTTGCGCCAATAGATACAGGCGGTGCATTTCGTCCAGACTGGCGTATGCAAGCGCCATCGCGCGATCCTAAAGAGCCATACGAAAATGAAAGCAATGGCGCTGGCGAGGATCATGCCTGGAGCAACTGCACAATGGTTAGTGCAGCGCTTGTGTATGCGTATCATGTGCAGGATAAGTCAGGTCCACAAGGTGGCGATATGCGCCACAATCAAGGCGATTTCTCAGGCGGGACAGACCTGTACGATGCAGAGACTGCTTGGCGCAATTACGGTAACCAGGATTTGGTTATCAAGTCAGGCAAAGGTTGGAGCGAACTGAAGAAGTGCCATAACGACGGACGCGCGATTATCATTCAAGGTGAAGGTAATGTGCCTGGCACAGAGTCTTATGATGGCGCACATGCCTGCGCGATTGGTCCCGAAACCAATAGCGATGGTAAGTGGTTGTTTGGTGATCCTTTAGCGTCAGGCTGGCAATGGATTGCGCCAGACAATATCAAAGAGTGGGCGCAGCGTTTCAATAGCAGCATTTCGTTTGCCGTATCAAAGATGCCGCCAATGCCTACGCCAGAGCCAGTGCCACCAAAGGATGAAGAAGTGCATGTTGGCGAAGTAGATACAGAAGCAGTTGAAGCAGCAGCAGTGGGCGCATATCAGACTGAAGTACTTGCTGATATGTACTACTGGTTTCAGCATCCTGAAACGCAACCGCCATTTCCGCTAGCAGACACTATTGCTGCAATTGGGCATTTGAATGAAGGTTGGGATATTGGTAAGTGGAGTCAAACCACTTGGTATCTTGCAAGTGATGCTGCGCGATGGAATGAAGCAACGTGGTCTACTGGTAGCGTCTGGGCTTAATTGACTGATTGCAAAAAAGAGCGTACAATTACACAAGCCTCCTGGTGTCGCTCTGGCACAGTCTCCGCCAGGAGGTAACTGACTTACATTCAGAGACATGCCAGTGTTGGAGAATGGTGCCAGACCAGCGCGGAAAATGCCAAGCGTGCTATGTGTTCAAGCGTACGGAACCTTGCACGCATCTTGTAGTTATAGAAGATAAGCCATTTGTGCCATATCCGCGTATTTGGCTTTGCACAAGATGTACCAAGGTTTTGCGTACAGTTGTTGGCGATGCCTTTACTGCGCCTGCTATTACATGGCAAATTTGCAATGTTGATAGCAATGCGCTTAGAAATCAGGCTCGCTGATGACTGCCAGGCATGAAGCACGCCAAGTAGGCTGGTGGGAAGGTGGCGGTCCAACTGCTGCGCTGCGAGCCTACCAAGCCTATCATCCAAATGCAGCCATCTACGTTGTTACCTATCGTGGGCGTACAGTGTGGATGACAAGCAAGCAGCGCGGCATTTGGCATGAAGTGCAGAAGTACTGGCGCAGAGGCACGCGAGACACGCTAGAGCGTATCGCCAAGGCCTGCGGTTGCAGCAAGGCTACTGTATCGCGTTTCTTGCGCAGGCTTGATCTGTGGCGGTTTCTGGA